TCACCCCTGGTGACGTTCGCGCGTTAGTAGTTGGTTAATTGGAACGTTAAGCGCGAGGGAGAATGCCCGTATGGTCCTGAGACGCGGCTCATGCTTGCCGCGTTCGGCCTCTGAGACCCGGGCAACGTGGATGCCGCAGAGGTCCGCCAGCTCTTGTTGGGTCAGGCCCTTTAGGATGCGTGCACGGCGGATATTGGCGCCGATCGGCGACGCCGGTTGTGCAGTTTCGCCCCGCGGTGCCCTGCGTCTTGGCATTACCCTATTGATAATGCGCTACTGTTCTGGACCGCGCCAGGAACTTAGTTGGACGGATTATCCGGGATCCTGGTCCTGGCGGTTATCGCCAACAACCAATTCGGTCACTCCCAGCCGGGATTACCGACCACGCGGTGCTTGAAAACCACGGCTTCGCCGGAGAGGTAGGCGTGGAAATAGGCCCGCCGGGCATGGTCCACCGCCTGGCGGACCCATATCGGTAAGGCGCTAGGACGGACCTTGCGGCGGATCGAGCCGGTCTGGTCGCGCAGATCCCACAACGGGTGCTTGAAGCTGCTCTCGACCTTAATGATCAGCGCGCCACCGACCGTCTCTTGGTTTCCCATGCCCCGATCCCCTCCGGCAGTTCCATCACTGGCGTCCACAACTGGCAGCCATGCTCTGGCGTGGTCTCCAGCAATGCAGCCCCGACCGCATTGCAGGCGCCCAAGCTATGGGTGGTTAACTCGCCTTCAGGAGTCGTGCAAAACCAATAGTCGCACGTCAGACAGCAGCGCTCTAGAATAACGGGCATTTTTATCTCCCCGATCGACCGATGGGCGGCGCCTGATGCAGGTTCGCCGCTGGTCCCACCGGCCCCCGGACGCAACCCGCCCCGCTCGGTTCCAAGGCTGGCGCATATCCGAGAAGTTGCAGCCTAAGGCTCGCGATACACGCGCGAAAGAGTATCGCACAATCTGCGACCGTCCTCGGTAAGTCGCACGCGCTTGGCGCCGAGTTCGGCTGGGTCATAGATCCGCTCGACCAGGCCGTGTGCCTCGAGCGAGTTGACCATCGAACTGGCGTTCTGCTTGATAACCCCGGCCGCCGCCGCCGCCTCGCCAATGCGCGGTGTCGTCTCGAATGAGCCGAGCGTCACCAAATAGCGAATCTGGCGGTGCGACAGGGATCTGGCGATCGGATCGCGGCGAATTTCGGCAAAGAAACGTGCCACGTCGTCGGACGAATTGCTCATGCCGGAGTCCCCTCCGGCCGCTCCGGTCCGTCCTCAGGCGGCTCCCACGCTGGCCCGCCCGCATCATTTTCGGCGGTCTCCTTGACCCGCATCATGCCGTCGATCAGCTTCTCACGGATCTTCCTGCGGGTCTCGGCCGGCGCGCTCTTCTCGGCGCTCTGGACGGTATAGTGCGCGCCGATGTCCAGCATCTGCGCCTCGGTGCGAGCCTCATCCACCAAATCGCAGAAATTCAGGAACCACTTGCCGGGGTTCTTTTCTTCCAAGGGGTCAAGCCAGGATGGTTCTGCAGTGGGCACGATCGGATCGTCACGGCCAACTGGCGGCATATTCTGTCCGCGCCGTTGTCTGACAGTGTCGGGGGCCGACCCGCCAGCCCCGTCATCGTCCTCTCTCGCCGTGACGATACCCAGGTTCCCCAGCAGACCGCGCTTCAGGTAGCTCATGGTGGACTGATTGCCCTGGATCGCGGTCTTGTTTGCTCTGCCAGCAGAACCCGTGGAGTCTGGCGGCGCCTCTGGCGTGTGGAACAACTCGACGTGGCCGTTCTTGTGCGACAGGCGCAACGTGCCGCTTATCATACCCTTGTCGGATTTGAATTCGAACGTGACGGCGAATCCTTTTTTCGTCCATATCGGGCAGCACTTAGCCCAGATGGATTCCAGCCGGGCGTAGCTCGATCCGGTGTGTGGGTTCTTCGCATCGTGGTCGATGACCGGGAATTGCCCTTGGGCATCAGCCAGCGCCTCGAAGAAATCCACCCGCGCCTTCTCGGCCTGCTCCTTTCGCTGCTCGGCCAGGATGTCCTTTTGCAGATCCCAGAGGATTTGCAGCTTGGTGCCATCAATGCGCTCGTCCAGCGCTAGTTGTGCGATGAAGGCGACGGGATCCGAAGGGCGACCCGCAACCGATGCGCCGCCTGGGGCCATAACCGTGGTGCTCATCTGCTATAAATCCTGACGCTTGGGGTTGCGTTTGCCATTGCGGCGCGCGCTTGGCTCATGGTGAGGCTTCTAGGGGGCAGGTCATTGCCGCGGCGTAGGCGGCATCCATGTCTTTCATCGTTGAAATGACAAGGATTTCTTGCGGCTTCCTCGATGGAATTGAGCCCCTCGGCTGGATTATATTCATGACAACAAAAATAAGCCGCTCGTCGTCAGTCTCTCGCCAATCAAGGATGGAGTCAGTCGCCAGCTGGTATCTCATCCCGTGCCGTCCAGTTACAGCGATTGCTTGGCTCATTTGCTGGTTATCCTGACGCTTGGTGTTGCGTTCGACAGCTCGGCGCCTTCCCCGACGAAGCTGCCATCACGCAGGGCCTTGCCGATGGCCGCCGTGTCCGGCGCGGTGCGGAGATATTGAGGGTCCAAGAGCTTGGCGTCGGTAACGATGGTCTTGCGGCGCCACTCCAACCCGAGGGTGAATAATGGGCGCTCCAGGGCCTTGCCGATGCTGAGCGCGTCCATCATGCGGCCGAGAATATTCTGGCGCATCTCGACCCGGTGCTTCAGCCGCTTGAGCCGCGCCTCGATGCGCTCGATCAGCAGCTTGTCTTTCAGGACGTCCTCGCCGATTCGGTCGATGACCTCGAATACGTCGGTCTGACCCTCCAGGGTGTCGTGCAGCAATTGCTGGTCGTCGTCGCCGAGCATCGCCCGCAACTTGCCCGCCTCCGACATCGCCCGCTCGATCTGTCGCGGAGAGATGTTTTTCTGCTCGGTCCCTATGGCTTTGGTATCGGCCATTCTCTCTTCCTACGACAGTAACCAGTCCGCGGTAAGTAACTCACGCGCGATACGCCAGTCAACAGCAAAATGGCAAAAAGAGAAACTGGTAAAAATTGACCTGGGTGGCCTGCGGGGCGCAGATTACCGTTTCGTGAAGAGGGTGAGAGGGCGTGCCGAAATCGGCCAGAAGCTTCACCGAGGCGCTCTCACGCTTTCCGAGCACCTCCCTGCTAGCCGCGGCCATCAGCGTGCCGCGATCCACCTGCGCCTCATGGGTCTCACGAGATAGCATTCCGCCCGAATATTTCGCCGTCGTGGCCGCCGCGGCCGAACAGCTCAGCGTGCAGGTAACCGCGAAAGACCTCTGGCGAATTTACGACGCGCGCAGCCGAGGCAAACTGCAACGAGAAGGGGATTAATTTGTCTCAATCGGCTGATTCGGCACCATACGTGCCAAACTGGAGTATGATCGATGTGCTAAGCTTGCAACGTGAAGTAGCAGAACAGGAAAGGAAAGTGCAAACCGAGCAGGCATTCCTGCGCAACATCTGGAAACGTGCCAAGGAAGCGGGCTTGCCAACCGACGTCGTCAAGGCGGTGAACAAGCAGAGGAAGAAGGAACTGCCGGAAGCGCAGGTCTATCTGCAGCAATACGTCCGCATCAGCGCGGCCAATGGCATCGTGATTATGGGCCCGCAGATGACGCTGTATGACCAAGAAGACTACCAGCCAACGCCGGAGGAGGAGCGGATTGTGGCGTTGAGCCGTGCCGAGCAGGACGGCTGGAGGGCTGGTATGGGTGGCCTCGACAAGGACGCCAATCCGCATCCTGTCGGGTCCGAGCAAAGCCAGGCGTGGGTGCTCTGGTGGGGTCGGGGATCGGGTTCGGCCAAGTATGCCAACGGTGGCGTGTCGCCCATCACGGCAACCAAGGAACAGCCCAAGGCACGCACACGGGGAGACAGGGCTGTGGTGGTGCTTGGCGAAAATGTGGCGCTTCACGAACCACCGCCAATGCCGCTGACCGACGCGGAACAGGAGGCGGTTGACGAGGCCATGGTGGAGCCGAGGCGGCGTGGGCGGCCGAGGAAGGCCGAGGGCAATGGTCGTGATAAGGTCGTGCCGATCGGGGTCAAGAAGCGCGGGCGCCCGCCTGGCGCCAAGAACAAGCCCAAGGAAATGCTCGCCTGATCGACCTGCCGTCACTACCGAGCGGAGGGACGCTTGCCCTGGATCTGTCCGGGGCCGGCATCTCCAATAATTCCTCCATCGGCTGGGCGTGCGGTCCACTGGAATGGAAGCGACCGTTGTCAGGCCACTGGCCGCTGCCCAAGGTTGGCGGCAGAGCGACCCGCTATATCGCGTTCGTTGATATCATCAACCACGCACTCGAATTCTGGCAGCCGCGGAACGTCTACATCGAAAATCCGCTGCCACCACAGGCGCAGACCGACGCCGATACCTGCCGCAAAATCTACGCTCTGGTCGGGTTCACCGAGGAAGCCTGCGGGCGCGCCGGCGTCGCCTTCGGCGGCGAGAGCGTTAACTCCATCCGGACCGACGTAATCGGCCGCTGCCACTGGCCGGACGGCAAGACCAAGCCCCACGTCGTGTCGTTCGTGCGCAACCAGCTTCGCATGGACGTGTGGAACAATGACGAGGCAGACGCGATTATTGTGTGGCTGGATTATCGGCAGAAAATGCACGGCACGCCGTCGGCGAAGCACCCATTATTCCGCTGGAATTCGGCGGAGAGCTAAGCGTTGGCCCATAAGTCGGCAAGGGCAGGCTTGAAGGCTCTCAACGCTCAGCTTCGCCAGAACACGCATGGCGGCTTTGCCGACGCCACGAAGATGTCGGACGCTGAAATACAGAATACTGGTAATGTTCTGGAGGCGCGCGTGGCACGCAAGCGGTCATCTGGTGCTCATCAACTCGGCGATGGAGACCACAACAAGCGGCTGAAAATGGCCGCACCCAATACCGATAAGCGCGAGGTAACTATCACCCCGAACGGGCCGCGGACTTCGGCGCACGTCGGAATTAAACTTCCCTTTAAGGGCTCCGACCTTAATCTGTCGCTGGATGACGGGCGGCGGCTAAGCGACACGTTGCTCCGACACAATACCGACACAACCAGCCAGTTGCCGCCCGCGGCGAAATTGCGCCGTGCAGCCAGGGCCGGCATCGTCAGGCCAGACTGGGATGAGCTATCGCGCAGAAGCGAAGCCAACAAACCACGTCAACTTTTATGCGACAGACTTCTGTCGGCGGATATGTTGGAGGTTTCACAGGCCTGGATCGACCGGTCGGTGGGCGAGGATATACGAAAGACTCTGCGGATCGCGCATCGCGTCGTGTTTGATGATGATGCAGCCGCTCGCCTAGGCGAGGTCGTTGCAAGTGCAATGGATCTTGTGCAGCAACATGAGACGTTCGCGCGGCAGCCATGGGATCCGATGTGGCTAGAATTCGCCAGCCACCCATTTGCTGAGAACGTATCACCAAGGCTATCTGGCCAGGTTGACTTAGGCAGGATCGGTCTTCTGTTCGTAGATCATACTAGCGTCATGGTAGATTCACATCGTGGAGATAAAGGTCCACTGATTGCCATACACCAATGCCATCTCCATCGTCCCAAATATGGATGGTGGAAGGACTTTGGTATAGAAGAAGCGCATATGCGTAATGCGTTCGGCGGAGCGAAGGACGATAGATCCGGGTGGGATCCAGTCATTGGCATCAATAGCCACCATTTCTCCCTCATAAAACCTAACCCGGCTGTTCCAGACGCAGAGGTTCGTGAATATCTAAGTAGGAACCTGGAGAACAGTTCGCTGGCGTTTCAACTCATGGTCACGTTGGCAACATTGCTGTTGCTCAACCGACCAAGCCTCGTGCGTTACCACGCTAAGCCAGGTGGCCGCACATTCGTCAAGGGCAAGTTGCGTCCCTATATGTCACACACCACGCTACACTTCGCGCTCGATCCGAAAGAATCGCTGCACGCGATGCGCAACGAGCAGCGCGAGATCCAGGAACGTGTGCCCTTGCGTTGGCATTCGGTCCGCGGCCACTATTGCCACAGCAAGGAGTGGCGAGAGTATGGCTCCATAGGATGTATCCACACGCCAATCCAGACCGACGAACATTGGACGCCGATGCCCGACCTGCCGCCGCTGGAATGCAGCCACTGGGTTTGCTCGCAATGCGAAGGGCGACGTTGGCGCCGAGAATATAAGAACGGGCGCGGCTCGGCCGCTGTGGGGTTCGTTAATCAGGACATGACCATCGTGGAGGGGCCGAAGCCGTGATCGCTGCCGGCGGGGCTTTTGCGAATATGAAGGACCAGACCCGCCATCCCGGTTATGTGACGGCATCTGCTGCGCTCATTGTTCTTGGCCTGCTGCTTCCCATCAGCGTGGTCTGGTCCGTGCGATACCCGGCGCAATGGGATGCCTATAACCACCTCGCACGGCACTATCTTGAGCTGCTGCATTTCGCAGGTCAGCCGCTGCCGTCCGGTATGGAAATCGAGTATCGGCTGGTTCCTAACCTTGGCGGTGATCTGGCCATCCCACCCCTAATGTGGCTGTTTGGCGCGCTCCCCGCTCTCAAGGTATTTTTGACGCTGTCCATTGTGCTGAACTGGCTCGGTCCAGCCATATTCATCCTGCAAGCGGGGCGCCGCAGCATGGCTTCCTGGATTGCCACTCTGCTGTTCCTTCCGCTCATTGTCGGCAGCACATTCTTCTGGGGATATCTGAATTACTATTCCGGCGTCGGTCTGGCGTTCCTCGTTGCGGCCCATCTGCGCTACTTGGATAGACAAGCTAAGCTAACCGTGATGGCACTGGTCGTCCATGCCGCGTTGATCGTGTTGCTTTATGTGTGGCATCTCGCGGCAATTCTTATCTATGGCGTGGTGCTCGTTGCTACCATTATGACGAAGCTGCTCGAAACGTGGCGCACGAAGGAGGACTTCGTCCGCCCCGTGTTGCACTGCGCGCTTCTCGGGTCGCCAGTCCTGCCAGCGGTCGGCCTGTATCTATTGTATGTAGCTACGTATCACCATGATACCGCGGTGCTGTCCTGGCCTCCCCTGTTGCGTAAAGTGCTAATGCCGCTCTCTATCTTCCATGAATACGATGTCAGGGCGGACATTCTGTTCGTGCTGCTATGGTTCGGGGCGGCGTTTCTGTTATTCGGCCGCTCGCTACGCCTTGGCCATCCACGGTTAGATGGCCCGTCGCTGTTCGCCGCTTTGGCAACGATACTGTTCGCCGTCTCATATGCGGCCCTGCCTGCCGAAGTAGGCGGGACTTCTGGTGCTGACGCCCGTATGCTCCCGGCATTAATCGTCTGCGCGCTTGCCTGGCTTGGCACCATGCCTTCGCGCTGGTCTCGGCTCGGAGTGGCGCTACTGGCTGCGGCACTAGTCGTTCGCGCAGCTGACATGTTCCTCGCTTGGGATCGACTGGGCGCGCGGTTGCAAAGCGAGGCTCGCTCCTTCGATTACATCAAGCCAAATTCCAGCGTCCTGCCGTTGATCCTGCTTTCTGAATTCTCCAAAGAGCATCCCGAGATGCACTTCGCAAGCATGGCCGTCATAGAGCGGCATGCTTACGTCCCCACGCTCTTCGCCGAGGCTGACCAGCAGCCCTTGCGGTTAACCGGGGAGACACGCCTGGTAAGCAGAGAGCCATTGTTACAGCAAATGCCCCTGTCGGCCGACAAGCAGTTCACACTCTCCGATCCAGCGGCTGCCGCCTATGATTATCTCTGGATCTACAATCCAGAAGGCGCCGCACTTAACCTGCCCCGTGAGTGGGAGCGTGTCTTCATCGAAGGCAGCGTAACCCTCTGGCACCGGAACGGTTAATGAGCGAATCGGTGGAGGACGCCAGCGAAGTGCAGCGCCTCACGGAAATCATCCGACGGCAGCAACGTGCCCTGGCCCATCTCGAGGTCAGGGCGCGCATGTGGTTTGGCATCGCCGGACTGCTTGGGGTCATGCTCTTCCTCCATGTCTTCATCTGCATGAGGGGATAGAAATGGTTGGAATAAATCAACGGCAGTGATATCAGGGCCCACGAATTGGAGGAAATAAACGTGCCTGGAACAATAACTCCCCAGCAATCCGCCCAGATCGCGTCGTTCGAGGAACAATATTCCGAAATCTTTAACGCACTGGAACAGGTTCACCCCCGAGGGGCTGACGACAACCCAGCGGTTTTTCGGGCCGATCAAATCGCCGGACAAATCCCTGCACTAGCCAGCTCCGTGCTGGCATTCGACGAATCGGTCGCCAACGATCCGAACTTTCGCCCGCCGGAGGATCTTTCAAGAGCAGTTGCCGGCACGCAATTTACTGCCCTAGGGCAGATAAGGAGCAATGTTGACGTCATCGTCAACGGCATACCAAACGAAGTTCAGACCAACGAGCAGTTCATCGCATCCAATCTCCCGGTAGATGCAACGCATGTTGTTGCCAACTACGAGTTCGCCGTAAGTGCGGCAATCGGTCAGCTCTATGAGTTAGCACCAGGAGTGGCCAGGTCATCGCCAGAAACGGTAGTTGTGCAGGTAGATACATCGGCGCCACCCCCTGCCGAGGTGGTCTCGGTAAATCCGGACAACAGCCTGACAATCCCCGCCGAGGTCGTGGAATCTGAGCAACCGCCGACTATACCCGATAGTGGTCCGTTTCCGGTCATCACTGCACCCGTGCCCCCACCGTTCGCTGTGCAAATTCCGGGACCCAACGTGCCGTCAGCAGCTGCTGATGCAATTACCCGGGACACGCTGCCGGTTCCAGGACGTGCCGGCGACGATGCGCAAAAGATTAGTGTCGACCTGGCGAAAATCGGCAACGATGTAATCCAGTTCATCCATAATCCGTTAGTGACCACCACTATCGGTGCCGACGTGCAAACCCTCTTTAAGGATGCTGGAGAGGCTGGCAGCGCCGCCGCTGGCAAGGCCCTGGGTGCTGCGGTCGGTGCTGGAGTTGGAGTGGCTATTGCCGATGCCGTCACGACGGCGGCGTTTTTGCTACCACCGCCATTCAACGCGCTCGGGGTGGTAGCCTTGGCCTTCGATAAGGAAATCATTCGGACCACGACAGGGGCGTTTAGCTTCCTGGGTGGCAAAGCGTTCGGTGCAGTGGGTGGGTCGATTGGCGAGTCTATCGGCTCAGTGGGAAGGGATGTCGCTAACGCGGTGTTCCCCGGCCCAACACCGCTGCCACTTGGTGCGGCTGACCTGACGCCGATAGGTTCGATCGTGTAGATGGACACAAACCAAAAATCACGCCGCGAGCTACTCGCTTCGGTCTCCTGGGTCGTGCTTGCGGTTCCACCGAGGAGCGCCGAACTGCGCAAGCAAGTCGGCTACGGCAAATGCGCCGACTGTGCCTGTCCGAGCTACGTCGGGTCCTTTACCGCCTGCTCCCGTTCTGGGTGCGGGCATCACTACGACCGCCATTGGTAATATTGGAGAACCGCCATGCGAACCATCCTCCTGACCAGCGTCTGCGCCATCGGGCTATCTGTTGCGGCCTTGGCGCAGGGTCTTCCTGGCCATCAAGAGGGCCACTATTGGCTGATGCAGATCGGGCGAGACATGTTGGCATTCGATCTGAACAACGGCCAGGTCGCCAGTATTCTTTCGCAGGCGCAGAACGGCTCCATCCCGCTTAAGACCGCGCTTAACACGGCGCTGGCGATGGACCCGCACGCCGCCAATCGCTGCACTGCCGCCGGCAAAACTACCTCGTCCGGACAGGTCTACCAGGGATTTACCGTCCAGCCAGATAGCCCCTGCTGATGAGCCGATGCCACCTCGAGCGCGACGGTGGCGACTACATAGTCATTGGCTGGGACCCGGGGCCCGCCACGTTCTTCTGCATCGTCCAGATGGCAGCAGACGGCGTGGACGCGGAGCCGCGGCTGTGGTTGGGCGCGTTGCCGGGGGACGTATACGACCATCCGACGCCGCTGATTGAGGCGCTTGAGGGGATGCCGGAGGTGCCGTCGTTTGACCTCGACAGGCTGCAGGAGGAGCTGCTGAAGGACCAAGCGGCGGATGATGCGAAGCGGGTTTATTCGCTGTAGATAACCGCATGGACCAACCAGAGCTATTCCCCAGCCCTACGCCGAAGCGTCGCAAGATGGCGCGGCGGCCCAACGTCAACCCGCCCCAGCCCATCGTCTACATGCTGACGTTCAAGCCGGAGGAGGCTGCGCGGTTCAAGGTCTATCCGCCGGACGGCGGCGGCCTGCAGCAACTCGTGACGTGGTATTTCCACAACATCGACCCGACGACCCGACAGTGCGGACTGACCCAGACCAGGTTCGAGCGGACGGTCCGCTACATCCGCGAATACGGTCCAGGCGGGCCCAACAAGATCATCCGAGAGTCCTGCATCCCGGCGCTCCGCCGCATCGGCATTATCGTGGAGGCCGGCAGTGGTGTCCCGAGGAAGCGCACCCTGCGCCGTAAACGATGAGGGCGCCCATTGATGCGATGGGCGCCCCTTGATAGCGAAACCGGAACCTGCGTGCGCGATGCGCCAAGCCAATTTGCTCGACCGCAGGAGAAAATGCAAGTGCACAGTGACGCATAATGCGTCATCACAGTTGCGTTCATTATATGCTATTTAGCGGAATTATCCACTACCAGATGTGGTTGTGAATCTTGCGCATACGGAAGGTGTCACTGAAGGTCTAGCCAAAAGGGAGGCATAGGGGCTAGAACGGAAACGCCGCCGGGTCCCTGTCAAAAGATCCCGACGGCGCCGATTGCTTTGATCCGTTAAGAACCGGCGCCACGAGTGCGACCGGCGAGTGTCTTGCCGACACCCGCCATATCGCACAACCGCGGCGCCCTTACAAGGGAGAAGCCGCCGTGCAGTGTGAAAATAATGCGACTGTAAAATCACGGGTTGCTGAAATGTTTGGTTTGGACCCGAACATTGAGCAACTGGATACCGCACGGCAGGAGTTCCTGGCCGCCTGGTATCATGCCCTGCTCGCGGGAATTCCCGGCCAGGATATTGCTGACGAAATCCTCGGCACGCTCTCGGCAATGGACCAACTGGTCCGCATGGCAGGGGTCAAAATTATCCACGCCCCCGATTCCGAGACTGGTCTGGCGCCACGAAAAAAATCTGAGGCCGGCGACATTTCAGGGGAGAGCCGGCCATGACCGATTATCGGATACCGGCGATTCCGACCACTTACCGGGGGCGGCGCTATCGTTCACGGCTAGAGGCCCGCTGGGCGGCGTTCTTTGACGAATTGGGTTGGCGCCACGAATACGAACCGTTCGATTTAGCCGGATGGGTTCCAGACTTTGCGCTCTGGCCATTCCAGTCATCTCAGATGGGCGCGTTGGTCGAGGTGAAGCCATTTGACCGCTTTGATCCGACCATCTGGGCACGAATTGCTACCAGCTTCGACAAGGTTGAGTCGGACTATAGCGGTCTGATTCTAACCCGCGCTGCACCGCAGATAATCATGCCACCCAGCGCGGTGTCGATCGGATGGTTTCATAGCATTCCTGACCCAGGGGCGATCCCACCTGAAGCCATTATTGCATGGCACAATGGCGCATCTCTCTTTTGGTGGCGGGATGAAGACGAGGATCTTGCGCCCCATCTGGTCGTGGCCACGAAGCTCACTATGGAGAAGTGGGCCGAGGCAACGAACCTCGTCCAATGGCAAGGAGCTTCGCGATGAGCTTCGTTGCCGAAGGTTGGGCATGGGAGCAGGAATGCCCCACTAGCGCTGCCAAGCTGGTGTTAGTCTGTCTTGCTTGGTATGCGAATAAAGAAGGCGAGCGCGCCTTCCCCTCGATCCCGACAATCTGCCGCCGAACTCATCTCAATCCGAAGACCGTTCGCCGGGCTCTCTCGCTGCTCTGCAGCTCAGGCCTTACCGAGCGGTGTTTAAGGCCGGGCGATGATGCCGGGAAGCCCCATCTCAGCGCTGAGTATCGTCTCAGAATCGGAGATACCCCCCTACCAAATACGGCAGGGGACCCCCTACCAAATGTGGAAGGGGAGGGGATACCAAATGTGGGACCGGGGGATACCAAAAACGGACCCCCACCCCTCCCAAATCAGGGAGGGAATCTATTCAATGAACCAAGGAAAGAACAAGAATCCAATATTCATAGTTTTGAGTCTTATCGCGCGCGGGGGAAACCGAAGCGCCAGCGGGCAGCCCCGAAGCCACGCAGCAGAACCACCATCCCGGAGGACTGGTCAGCGGACCGAAAGGGAAGCGCCTTCGCCGACGAGCGGGGCGTCCCGCTCACAGAAATCCCGCGCTTCGTGGCCTACCATCAGGCCAACGGGACCGACAGCGCAGACTGGGGGGCTTCCTGGCGGACTTGGTGCCTGAATTATGTCCGTTATCGTGACCAACGCAGTGAGCAGGATACGCTGCCCACCAGGCCAGCGTCGCCGTATCGCCAACCAGTGCCGTCGTGGTGCCCGTGATGGCCGACAGCGTCGCGGGCATCCTGGACAACTTCGGCATCCGCAATCTGCGGTCGATGCGTTCAGGGGCGCAGGAGGAGGTCGTCTGCCCACGCTGCGATGGCGGGCGCACGCGCGAAAAAAGCCTGCAGGTGAAAATCGATGACGACGGGCTAGGCGTCGTCGTGAAGTGCTGGCGCGGGAAATGTCAGTGGACGGCTGGAGAGCGTGTCCGCGGAGAGGAGCGGCAGTCCAGATGGGATGAACCAAAGGCCCCACCGCGCAAGCCTGCGCCGCAGGACGACAGCGAAAAGCCGGAATGGATGTATCGCTTCTTCGCCGATCGTCATATCGGCGCGCGGACGGTGGAATATTTCGGCTGTTATTCCGTCACCAGGAATTTCCAGGGACTTGGCAAGCGTCCAGCCATCGTCTTCCCGTATCGGCTCAAGGGCGATGTCGTAAACCGGAAATATCGTCCGCATCCGGACAAGCAGCCGCAGATGCAGGAAGCAAACGCGCTGCCGACGTTGTTCAACGTTGATGCGCTCGGGGATGAACCGAAGGAAATCATCTGGGTCGAAGGTGAGCCGGATGTCATGGCGATGCACGAGTGTGGGCTGACGAACGCGGTAACGCTCAAGGACGGCGCAGGTATCGCAGTTTCCGATACAGCCAACCCAAACGATAAACGCTTCGCCGCCTTACGCACGCACGCGGACCTGCTGGTCAAGGCAAAACGGATTGTGCTTGCCGGCGACACCGACGCTCCCGGTTTGGCGCTTCGTGAGGAATTGGCGCGGCGGCTTGGACGTCATCGATGCTTTCTTGCGACATGGCCAGACGGTTGCAAGGATGCCTGTGACACGTTAATCCGCGATGGACTAGAGACGCTCGTCGCGACAATTGCCGACGCCCGGCCCTACCCGATTAAAGGCATTTACGAGATCGGGCCGCAGCCGCTACTTGCTTTGCGCAACAGACCACCGCCTCCTGTGCTAACAACAGGCGTCCGTGCGACCGATGAAATTCTCAAATTCCCCGGTGATGGTAGGTTAATCATCGTAACCGGCTATGCGGGTCACGGCAAAACCAGTTGGGCGCGTTTCGTCATGATCCACACGATTAAACGCCATGATCGTGTTTGGGCTGTGTTCTCTCCCGAGCATCAACCGTGGGAATACTTCGCCGCTGAATGTGCAGAGGTCTACTCGGGCAAGCCGTTCTGGAGCGTCCCAGGCATTGACACAATGACCGACGCGGAAATCGCTGATGCGGGCGATTGGCTTAACGGGCGTGTAACAATGATGGTCTGCGATGCTGAGGACGAGGCGCCGAATATGGACTGGGTGCTCGAACGGGCCGCCGCCTCAGTTGTTCGTTATGGCGTTACCGATCTGATGCTAGATCCGTGGAACGAGATCGACCAACAGCGTGGCGAAATGTCGGAGACCGATTTCGTCGGCAAAGCGTTGCAACGGTTTCGTGCATTCGCGCAGCGTTATGGCTGCAATGTGTGGGTCATAGCGCATCCAGCAAAGCCGGCGCCGTCAAAGGACCGGGGCGATTATATGGTGCCGGTCGGCTATTCAATCTCGGGAAGCCAGCACTGGGCAAACAAGAGCGACCTTGGAGTCACCGTGCACCACGAAAAAGATGGTGCCGTCGGATTATACGTCTGGAAATCTAAGTCGAAACGTTGGTCGGCGCGTGGACGTCGAGCCGTCATGGATTTTGAGCCAGCGTCTAACCGCTATCGCGACCCATCTGACGCGGAACCGATTCCACCGCCACCAAGTTGGGTGACCGACTGATGGCAGCGTCTCCGCTTCGGCCGCCCAAATACAACGAACGACGTGGCGACCACGTCTGGACCGAGGGAGACCGTAAATCGCCGGTTCCTGCCATGCGCCTGGATTACTGGAGCTACGAACCGCTTGGCAGGAATCTACTAGATCCGACCAAGGAGGAAACACGCAATGAGCACTGACGAGGGGGAACGCAGATGGAACCAGAGGACGTGTGCATTCAACGGGTGCCGCAAGGCCGTCGTGGTCGTGTCTCCCGGCCACGACAGCCAACGACTGACGAGCAAGGCGGGACAGTTATCGCTGCTGATAGCGGCGGAACGCCCCGAGCTAAATCTGTGCCTCGAGCACGCGGCAAGCGTCGGGTGGCCATGGCGCTCCGAGAACCAGAAGCCGAAGCCCCGCCAATTGTCCGCATGCGCCGCGACGGTCCGAATGCCGTCGAAAAAGGCGAGTGGAGGGACCCGGACGACAACAACCCGAACCGCCGCACGGGGCGGGTAATCCGTGGCTATTGGTCAGGCTGTGCGCTCAGGAAAATCCAGCGCGTGTCCACCCAGATATCCGACATGCACATCCATGCGGCCGAATATATCCGCGCCTGCTACGACGTCGCCCGCTTCGGCTTTAGCGCCGAGCAGGATGGCATGCCGGTGACGCAGATCGTGCATTTGCCGAAACTCGACTTTTCCAAGGGCGCCCATGCGCAGGCGCACGCGGTCACCGAATTCCGCCGCATCTGGAAGACGCTATGGCCGCACCAAAGGCGCATGGCCTCGGCAATTCTGCTGGAGAACCAAACGGTGTGGGCATGGTGTGGTATGGAGGAGCGACGGACCGGTGTGCGGCCGAACGACAAGATCGAGCTCGGCAAGCTCGTCGGCATGATGGACGAACTGGCGAAATTCCTCGACGCCGATATCGACGACGCGCGGCAGAAGGGGAGGCTGCGGGCGTAAGAAACCAGGCCAGTCCATGATCACCGAACGGGCGCGGCAAAAAATTCTACGAGAACTGGGCTGCCTGGTGCCGGGCTGCGTCAATGCAGGGATAGAACTGCATCATGTTCGCACCGCCGCGACCGCCGGTGTCGGGCTAAAACCGCCAGACTCCAGCCTGGTTCCGCTCTGTAGCGCACATCATCGAGATCTTCATCGCATAGGCTGGGTGACGTTCCAGCGCCTCCATGGCATAAACCTCGCCTCCGAAGCCGCTCTCCTGGCGCAGATTGACAAGGAAATGCCGTGATAGTGCTGAAAGTCATCGGCGCATTTCTGCTCTATGCCATTGCATTGGTGCCGTTCTGGCTCCTGGTCGGCTGGTATCTCAATCGGGTGGCGGAGCGGAAGGCGGTGCTGGCCGCGGAATCCGCGCCACCGCGCAATCCGGACACACTTCCGCATTCCGCATCAGCGATGCAAACCAGAACCCACAGTCATCACACTGCAGCTTTACCATCCCCGGCGGCGGCTCCCATGGCTGCTCGTTAATCTGCCGCCGCGTCAATTTCTTGGTTCGTGGCACTAGGCCCTCCGTCGATGTGTCTGTCGCTGCTCGTGCGCCTTCAGCGCGTCCATCAGCACTCGCATCGTGCGATACGTGGTCTCGTCGTCGGTCTTTGACCCGCGCAGCGCCCGAATTGCCTCGGGAATATCGGCATTGCCGCGGGCAATCTGCGCCGCCCACTGTGCTGGGGTGGCGGTGGAGCGGAATTTGGCATCCATCCGCTCCAGCCGTTCCTCGGCCACCTTGCGGTTCGCCTCATTGGCCTGCTGCCACTTCTCCCCACGGTCGATGGCCCACTGCAGCTTGTTGTCTACCGCCACGGCCAGTTCGTCTGGGTCGTATCGCCCGCCGTTTTTTGCGGCGACCTCCGCCGCCCAGATGCGGGTCCAGGCGTCAGCATAGTCTAGGGAGCCTGACGTCACCTCGCGGCCCCAGAACTCAAGGTCGCTCTCGGCTGGTCGCTTGGCCCATTCCTGCAGGCGCTGCTGCTCTTCGGCGCGCAACTTGTTCGCGTAATCCACCGACTTATCCACAGCTTCCTCCCTGTTGTCCGACCAGCGCAGTGACGCGCTCCGTTGCTCCGGGCGGCCCATCTGCTCGGCCAATTCCCGCTGGTTTGCCGCCACCGACTCGGCGACGAACATGCGGATCGTCTCCCGCTGTCGGGTCAGCCCTACATACGACGCCGCCGCGCGCCAGTGTCCCGTGTGCAGGACGTAGGCCGCATCGAGCGTGGCGCCCTGGCCGCGGTAAATCGTCCCGGCGTAACCGTGCCTGAACCCGTTCATCTCCTGCGGATCCCATCGCACGGTCTTGCCACTGTCCATCCTGGCCCGGACGTCGCGGTCCCGGATGTGGGTGATGGTCCCGGTTTCGCCGTTGAAGATGCCGTCCGGGTTGGCGGTGCCGGTGAATGCGATCCGGTCGCCCACCGCGAAGGCCGCTGTCCCATGCGCCGTGCGCAACTGGTGATCGGGCCCCCGTAGTTCGCCCCGCCCCACCCTGACCGCCCGCATCTCGGCGTTCAGCGTGTCCACGTCGTCGTTGGTCCAGGCGAAGGCGAAGCGTGTGTGCCCTGGGTCTGCCAGCCGATCTTGTGCCCAGGCGCCCACCAGAGCCGCCGTGGCGCCGTCCAGGTTCTCCCGCCACGTGATGGCGCCGGCGGCGTCCAGCGCCTCCACAGCGGCGCCGTAGCGGCCCGCAGCGAGGTCTCTCGACGCCTGCCGCTGCCACTCCTCCTTCTGGCGGATCACTTCGGTCAGTTCCGCCGACCCGTGAGCGGCCACGAGCTCGGTGAACATTCCGCCTCGCTCGATTGAGCCGAGCTGTCGGTCGTCGCCCGCCATGACGACTTTGGCGCCAGCTTCCTTGGCGTGCCGCAGCACCTGCTCGGCGATGGCGGTCGACTGCATCGCCGCTTCATCGACGAACACCACAGTCCGATGGTCCCACTGGGCCATGCCGTTGTTCAGCCTGAACAGCCAGCTATGCGCGGTGCGGGCCTCCTTGAACCCCTCCTTGACCCGCATATCGCTGGCCACGGTATTCGTCGGTCCCATGCCGACCGCCCGGTAACCCGCCCGCTCGTGCGCCTCCCGGCTCGCTTTCAGGACGGCCGTCTTCCCTGTGCCGGCATGTCCCACTATGAGTTTCAGTCCGCCCTGGCTCAGCGTGTGGTCGAACGCTTGTCGCTGGTCGGCTTTCATCCACTCCGGCGCCGCCCGGTCTATCGTCGGATGGTGGACTGCGGCGACCGCTCCCGCCTCCGCCATCACCTGGCGCTCCTGCGCCCGGATGGCGTGGGTAGTCCATCGCTCGGCTCGCTCGCCGGATTGCGTGTCCCAGAGTGCGACCAAGGAAGCGTGTCCAAGCACCCTTGATCGCATCTCGTCCACCCGCGGCTTTTCCAGACCAGCCTTGCGAAGAAATGTCGAAACCTCCCGTTCGCTGAAGGTAGCCTTAGTCCGGGTCAGTGCGGCAATAACCCTTTCGGGATCAAGCGCGGCCTCGCGATTTTGCCGCTGGATTATTTCGTTGGCCTGGATCCTCGCTGGAGCGCCCGGCCGCCGTTTAAGGCCGACGCGGACCTGCGGCGTATTGCCTGCCGGGTCGACCCGAAGATTGTGGCCATGCTCGCGGAAATAGCGATCTTGGTGTGCCGCCCAGAGTTCACCCATACGCTCGGCTTCAGGGATCCATTTGCGGCCATCGCGCCCGGCACGAAATGCCGGATTAAGGTCACGCGCCTTGTTTGCCGCCAGTTGGTCGCCCTCCACCCGCCGGGTGGTGACGAGCAGGTGAGCGTGCGGGTTTTGCGCATCGGCGTGGATATCGATTTGCACCGCCAGGCCCTTGGAGACGAATTTCTCCTGCGCGAATTTGCGGGCCATCACTTGCCAATCCTTCAGGCCCAATTCGGTCGGCAGAGCAAGCACCACCTCCTTGGCCAACTGGCTGTCTTTGCGCTTCTCGGCCTGCTCGACGGCATTCCACAGCCGCCAGGAGCCGCTTAGGCCGCCATCCGCGCCGACCGGCAACAACACCTCATGGTGCACCGCCGCCGCATAGTCCTTGTCGCGGAAATTGAAATTCCGTCCAATTCTTTCGTCAACCAGAATGGTGCGTTCGTTGTAGGCCGCCGTCCGCACGGCGTTCCCGCCGCTGGATCTGCCGACCATTCTGACACGCGCAAACGGAATCGCCACAAGGTCTTACACAATAAAATAATATGCCGGCGCAAGCGTTCAGTTTTTTGGACGTATATGGCCTCTGTCCTTAAGAGGCCTCCAGAGCACAAATCCCAGCGACAAGGGCTGTCACAGTCCGATAAAATTTTGTCAGAAATCTGTAAGAAACCCGTTGACATCTGTATGAATATCACCGAATATCTGGCTCTCAGAGGGGAGCTGGACATGGCCTCCGCAGATTCCGAATCCTGGTTTGCGCTCGAAGCGGCGATCGCTCAGCGGCAGCCCATCGAAGCTTCCTACGGCCAGGCATTGTTCGGCGGCTGCGTCGAACCGGGGCATCAGGAAGAATGCTTGGTCGACATGCGAGAGTGCCCGGAGTGCGGCCGGTGGCGGTTAAGGCGCTGCGACTTCGAGCGGGCGGAAGGCGGGTCGTTGAACTTCTACTACTCCGAATCGTGCGACGCGTGCGGCCACTACGAGACGGATGCTGATGAGGATTTGCCCTGATACAGGAGACGACGATGAGTGAAGCGCTGACGGCGCGGGCCAAGAAAATCTGGGGCGAGAATAGCTTCCTATTGTTTATCTTTGCCATTGGCGCCGCTTGGGTGCTGCTCCTGGGCTTGGTATTGCTACCACTGCCCCCATTCCCCCGCGATGTCGCCATCCAGGAAATTGCTGCACTGCAGAGAACGGCCGTATCTGAGCAGCATATGACCAATCACCTGCTGACGCAGATTCTAAACGAGCAGTTGAGCGCTCATGGTCAAATCCCGCGCAAATGAGACGACGGCGTCGTCGGGTAAGGGCCGAGCAGGTGGCGTTCTGGGCAGTCTGCATAGTCATAGCCCTCGTCGCCCTTCTGATGGTTTTTATGGCCGTCATACCGTGATGGCCGGAATAGCGGAGGACTGAGATGCGCGGGATAACCAAGTATGCACGGGACAGGCTGTTGGCCGAACTGCAGTCGGGCACGATGAGGTCGGGCGTTGTCTCGGTCGATGTCGGTCAGATGCCGGAGGGTTACGTCGAGTTCGATAGCTGGCCCAAGTCACCCGCGCCGGTGTTCGGCTTGCTGACCGATCCACAGACCGGGCAGTCGTGGCACATCCGGTTGGATCAGACCACGAAGCGGTGGGAAATCGTGGAAGATCGTGCGCAGGGAGTGTGAAAATCATGACCGATAAAATCCGGACGACGATTCCGGAATTGCTTCGTCCCATAGCCCATGAAGATGGCACCCTGGAGGGAACGCTGCCGGGAGATCGGGGCGGCTATGTCATCCTGCCGTGTGATAGCGGTCTGGTGCTGCTCGACGGAGTATGGACACCCTCGCAGCTTCGCGTGATAGCCGACTACGCAGAGAGATTGGAGTTCATAATGCACAATAACTCATCGACCAAGCTAGCCGATCACGTCGCCCGGGCGAATGATATAGCGAAGCAGTGTGCTGAAAATACGATCTGGCGGGCCGACCTGTGGCCGGAAGATCGCAACACCATCCTGAGGGCAGTCATTGCCCGCCTGAATGACGCCCTTGGGTGTAGGGTGAAGCCGTGAATGCAGATCAGCCCGTCAGCAACCTCACCACCCTCTGGTGCCCGAACGGCTGCGAGGAACTGCCTGCTTCAGGCGTGTGCCGCCAATGCGGCTATGACGGCGAAGGCGTGGCCGAAGAGGAGACACGCAACATCATCTACTGCGAGCGGGGGCATTGGTCTCTGCGCCCCAGGCTGCGAACGATCTATCGGTTCGCTGATGAGGAGTCGGAACCATGGTAGTTCGGCTCTGCCTGGTCATTCTCTTCTGGTTAGCGGTGGTATCTGTTGCTCTGTGCGTGTTCAGACTGTGGCGTTCTAGGGGGTCACCGAGTTTCTCTGATTTGCTCAGAGCGCGGCGATGGCTTTGGTATACGACGCTGGCTTCTGGAATGGTCAGCTGTGAGTTGATCGTATTGCAATATCCTGAATATTTGCCGTTGATGATGTTGGCATTCTTCGTGCCGATGTTGATTGCCCTATATCAATATCGTCCGACCCAATTAGCGGTATGGCAGCCCGAGCAATGACTAGGAGCATGTGAAATGAGCATGATCGGGTTTGTCATGCACATGTTGACTACTGTAGCGATATCAGCGGTCTTAACCTTGGTCTTAGCTTTTTCGGCAGCATATTTCTTGCGTCGGAAAGGCGTCAAAGAGCCAGATTCAGTCGCCTGTAAGCGCGCAGAAGAACCATGCGCTGGCATGATCACAGAAGAGCCATCTACCGAGAGCGTTGGCCTGTTCTGGAGGATGTCTGGGTGGTGGTGGTAACGGCGTCAGCATTACAGGCAAAAGCATGGGACGGTGGAGCATGATGAGCATGACCTTTAATCCAGGCAACATCGGCTTTTTCCTGCAGGAATTGCTAATCCTGATGGGGTTTGTAGTTGGCGCAGGAATATTCTTCGCGGCAGTTTTGGGCGAAGGCCTGGTAGGCCTTATCTGTAGGGTCATAGCAGCGGGCGCCGCGTTGTTTGTCATTGCCGTAAGCACTGACGTCGTTCATGTCGATATGGCCACCAAATTTTGGTAGGGCCATGGCGTTTGTGATGCGGCATTCGTCTAACGACCAGGAGCGCAGCATGTTGATGCTAGCCGAACTATGGCGAGTAGCCCGTAAGCGATTTACGCCTACGATATTGGCGCTTGCAGGACTGTTCGCCATTTTCACCAGTGGAATAAGCGCTGTAGTGCTGGTTCTGGCGTTTCCCCTGCTTGGATTGCCGGCGCCAGGCGTCTTGTTCTTTGTTACCTGGACGCTGGTGACTGCCGCAGCATTCTTGCACACGCTGAACCGCTTGGCATTTTCTCGCGAGGATACGCCATGAAACTGCACATCGCACGTAAGTTCGATCCAGGTTGGCATCCGACGATTGAGGCGGAGGTAGTGAAGCCTGCGCCTGCTCGGTCGGTCGATGAGGCTGCCGGCGTTATCGTGCTGTTCGTCCTGATGCTGGTGTTCGTGCTCTGGAAGCTGCTGCCATGACATTGAGGGTCCCGACAATATCTTTGCGGCTATATGCCCGCCTGGGTTATGTTGGATTTGCCATAGGTTTAGTATCGTTCGGAGCCGCCTTTTTATCGGCGCTCTTTAATAGTGGCCCGAGCATGGTCACCCCAATCGGATCCATGCTCACTGGGACCATATTTTTTGTGATGTTTGTCCTGCGGCGGCACGTGGTGGACTACCATGATGAATCTTAGGCTCGAGTGGTGCAGATCGCAGCTGCCGCAATTAGCAGAGCAGGGCCTGTCCCAAGCCGAAGCGGCTAGAAAGCTGGGTGTCGCGCCGCAGCAGGTCAGCGATTGGGCCAAAAGGGATGGCGTTAAGTTTGGGTCACGCAAGCCTATGTATAAGCTGACACATCATCCCTTCTATGACGACCTACCGTTGGCCCGATTGCATTCGATCATGCGTCGGCTGCATTTCTCTATGAAGGTCGGGGACTAGACAATGTGTTCCGTGTTTCAGAACAGGCGTGAGGAAAAAATCCTGAGAGCGTTGGCCGATGGCGAAGAGCGATCTGAAATGGCTATGCTGCCTTTGACCAACATTGCTCCGGCCAAGCTCTTTGGTGACCTATGGCGCATGGAGGATGCCGGGATCCTGACCAGTCGATGGACTGCATATACTAAAAGTGGCGGATGTGTCGGGCCCAGGTTATTCCGGCGTATTACGTGGCCAGACCTGTGATGGATCCTGGATCGATGCGCGACGGCGTCGCTCGTGCGTTCGGCGCAACCACGTTGGCGGCAGATTTTGCCAAGGAACTCAAACAGAGGCGCGATCCGCGCGGCGTCGTCGAGCATGAATTGCGCTCCGCAGCCGACCTACTGTCCCATGCGTTGACCGTGATTATGGATCTGGAACGGCAATGACCGATAATAGGCTAGACGAAGCAATGGCCAAGGTGCTCGCCGATAAGGGCGTGTCGCTGCAAGCGTTTGTCCGGGATAACCTGGCGAAAATCGAGGAATGGCGCCAGCAAAAGTGCACATGGACGCAGATCGCCACGGTGATGGGTAATCTTGGCGTCCGCGACGCCAATCGTAAGGCGCCATACCCCAACACGGTCTATCAGGCGTGGATGCGGGAGGTTGAGAGACGCCGCCGCGCGCGCGGGGCACTTCGTGGGCGGCCGCCAATCGAACAGTCGGCGACACATAGCTCCGATATATTCGCACCCAAGAAGGGCAGATAATGGCCAGGAAACCAATCATCAGGCCTAGGATGATCATCGCCCCGGTCGGGCGCGGCCGCATCGCCAAGACCACACTGGCGAACGCGCTATACGAGGAAATGCGCCGACGCAATGAATTCCTCACCGCCTGGGACCTCGATAAGGCGCCGTCGCTCTCCTACCATATCAAGGACGCCAAGCTGCCGCTCAGTTCCGCCCCTAGCGACCGTAAGTTGGCCCTGCAGACCGCGATCAACGAGACGGTGCTCGGCGCGCAAAGCACCATCGTCGATATGGGCGCCGACGAAATCCTATTCCATGAGCTGAACGACATGCTGCCTGGCATGCGCGACATATTGGCGAACGAAGGCGTCGAAGTGGTCGCCATCCACGTCATCGGTCCGGAGCCGCTGAAGGACATGGCGTATTTCAACGCCACTAAGGACACCGGGGTGTTTACCAGACAAATCGTAGTATTCAGCTATTGCGTCGTGCCGCGGGAAAGGGATCCTGATAAGGCATTCGGTAGGGCCAGGCGGCTGGTGTCTGGTTTGGACTTCCCGACGTTTCCGTTCAGGCGCCTACCACCAGAGGTCATGTCGGTCTATCACGGCGAAGCTGACGGCAAACCGAAGACCTTCGAAGAGGTGGATAAATGGCTCATGGACGCGCGGGATTTCTGGAACCGCGCCGTGCTCACGTCATTCATCGGGTCATCCATCAAACCCATGGTCGATGAAATCCTGGGCGAGACGCTGCCGGAAGCCGCCTGATGAGCACGCAGCGCCTCGATATGCCGCTAATCCGGCGGCTGCGCGATACCGCCAAGGAAGCAGGGCTCGCCGGTAAGGACCCAGTATCGGAGCACACCCAAGCGCTGGTTGCCTGCACCGCGGCGCTGATGGCGCGCCGACCGGTCGGGGAGCCGCAGCGGGACTGGTGGGTCGCGGCGATTGTGGCCGGCACCATGCTGTTCTCCGTCGGTGTTGCCGGTCTCGCCGGATACCACTGGGGCCGCAGCACCATCTTTACCGATGCCAACACGCGCTGCTTTGTCTGGGAGGGGCGCTGATGGACCACGGTGACGGTAATATGCAGCGGTGGAAGCGTGCAGCGACGCCGGACCAATTACGGCTGGCTCTCCAGGGTGCGGTTGAGAGCATGAACCACCACGCCAAGGAGGGTTTCGATATCTGCGTTCGGCTAAGCACCAAGGAGGGCGTCCAGGGCTACGGCACCGAAGGCAGCGGCCATTTCATCAAGATCATGCAAGAGCTTATTAGGCTTGATAGCCTCGTGCAGGATCTGGAGTTCATCGAAGCGAAGCTGAACCAATGACCCCGGCGGTCCTGGTGCTGCTTTTCACATTTGCCAGTGGCAGCGGCGCTGCTGTCGTGATCGATATGCCGTCGATGCAGGTATGCAAGGCTGCGGCGAACGAAGCCGTTACTGCACATGACCGCGATACGTCAGCGCGGTGCATATCACGCGTCGCAAAATAATACGCACAAAACTAGATATTGCCATCTTTTAGCAAATCCGTCACAAATCCTTGACATCATGCGGTATGCGCGTCTAATGCGATTCCGAATTGTGGGTTAGAATGCCCAATGGCCAAAATAATCGATGTAAAAAAGAACATCGCTCGGGCCGCTGCCGAAAAACATCTCCGAAAAATCGCCGATAATAGACTGAAGCGGGCCGCCGCGGTGATCTCCGGCGCGCGCAATATCGCGGTGTCTATCGTCGGCTTGGAGGCGGCGGAGGAGCTGCTGCTGAACGAGATCCATGCGCTGCGGGATGACCGGGCGCACGAAGAGATCGTGCGTTCGCTGAAGGGCTGAACAAAAAATTGGCCGCTGCCGGGGGTGGCATGCGGCCCTAGTTGATGACGACAATCGTAGTATCGTCTTGGTGCGTCCGAGCTTTCATCAACTGGGTTACCAGCAGGATTGCTAGCGGCCGAATCGTCTATTTTTCTCACGAGTCGGTCAAGCAGAAAATCTCAGAAAATATGAGGCGCCAATGGCTCTAAAATTGAGCGCGGTGCCGCAGAGCAACGTGATCCAGTTGCAGTTTGGCGGCGCGCTGGACCTAAATCTCAATCTGAATCTAGCACCGCCGCCGCCAGTTGGTTACGTGCTCATCACAGCGAACTTCGGTTCGTATTCTGTAACATCGGAGGCAAGCAAGGTGGCCTATACCCTTTCATCCGGCAATAAAATCGGCCTGCAGGCGAAGTATCGCGATGCGAACGGCAACCCGGCTGTCGTGGATGGCGATGTCACGTGGGCCAGCAGCGACGAAGCACTTTGCTCTGTTGCCGTCGACGCAGCCGACAGCACCAAGTGCTTGATCGGGGCGCCAAGTATCACCGGGGATGCTCAGGTCACGGCCACCGCCGATGCCGATCTTGGCGATGGCATGCGGGAACTCGTCCTACTCCTGGACGTGCACGTCGTCGCGGGTGAGGCTGTCGCGGGCACCATCGAGCCGATCGGCGAGCAATCACCGATTGAGGCGCCAGCGACGCCATAATATGTAGGACTAATGCGACCGCGTCCGCTCCGCCTGACCGCCCGCCCGACGCAGCGTATGGGCATGGGGCCGCCCCCGATGGGCACGGTGGATCCGTATCTCAACACCAAAGCCCATCGAAAATGGGCCGCCCAGGTGCTTCAGCGGGCAGGTTACCGCTGCGAGGATCCTAACCACGACCCACGCTATCCACGTGGCGGCAAACTGCATGCCGATCATGTGCGCGAGCGGCGGGATGCGCCGGAACTAGCGCTCGCTCTCAGCAACGGGGTGGCCAGGTGCCCGCGGTGTCATATTCAGAAAACCCACCGCGAACGTGCCCGACGCATGAGCGAATAAGCGCAGAATAGTCTGGAGGCTGTCATGCCGCGGTTTCGTCCCACCAGGCCACCTGAGCCGCCGATCCGCCCGGAAAGCTTCGAGCATGACCGGGCGATCTACCAGGATCAGTTGACGATCTACGCTGCGGATATGGTGGATTATCTGGCGGCGCAGGTAAGCATCATCGAAAAGCACATGAACGACATGCTGCTGTGGCAGAAACGCATCGTGCACTGAAGGGAACACATATGTCGGATACAGACACAAGTCTCGACGCCCATATAGAACAATTCCAGCAGTCCCTGGATACGTTCCGGGAAGATGCCACTCAGGCCGCCGCACGGGCTGCAGTTAAGGTTGCCAACGAGGCCTCCAGACGCCTGCGGGAAATGGCCGATAAAATTGACCAGGCGGTCGAGTCACTCGAGCAGCAAGCGCCGACCGAGCAGCCGGCCGAACCACCACCGGAGGCATAGCGATGGCCGTCGCCAAGAAAAAGCCGAGGCGGACACTGTCCCGTGGTCTGCCGTCGCCGAAGGCAAAAGACCGCAAGCCGGATAAGCAGGACGAAAAGCCGACGCGAAAGCGCGGTAAGTGAGCTTGGCTAAATGACGCCGACTGAATTCCTGGCGGGGTTTCTCGATCCCTGTCTGAAGTGGCTGGCCAACAATAGCGGCCCGCCGGTTACCGATGCGGCGCGGACCATGCTGCTCTGCATTTCAATGCAGGAATCCGGTCCCAACCTCGACGCCCGATATCAATCGTATCCGGCCACCGAGCCGGGGCCGGCGCGTGGCTTATGGCAATTCGAGCAGGGCGGTGGCGTGGCTGGCGTGCTCAGCCATCCTGCGACCTGTGACGTGGTTAAGCATGCCTGCGGCTTGCTGATGGTTCGGCCCGAGCCAGCTGCTTGCTGGCGGACGATCGAGGGCAATGACCGCCTGGCGGTCACGTTCGCCCGCATGCTGCTCTACTCCGATCCGTATCCGGTGCCGACCACCGAACAGGACGCGTGGGACTGCTACATGCGGCTGTGGCGGCCCGGGAAACCGCACCCCGAGACGTGGCCGTCAAATTGGCAGGCGGCGCAAGCGGCCGTCCAAGCTTCGCCGCTGCCAAAATAGAATGGCCGACAACGAGCAGGAACATGGTTGGATCGGACTGGCCGGACGCATCACCACCGCACTGCCGGCGCAGTTCCTCATGCTGGTGCTGTTGAATATCATATTTCTCGGCGTGGTCTTCTGGCACCAGCAAAAGCAGGACGACGCGCGCGAGCGACTATTTACGCCGATTCTGATGTCCTGTTTTCGTGACCTGCATCAGCTACAGCGACAATTTTCACCGATCCCGGCGCCTTAACGCTATCGCTATACATCATGGCTTTGCTGTCACGCAGGACCTTGTGGGCAATCTGCTCCAGCAGAGTGACCTCGGTTACTGGGCGAACCCCCATCTGGCGCAGCACCCGCCGCGCCCGCACCATGTCCTCAATGTGGTGGCTGTCAGCAACGACGCACGGCGCGATGTAGGACTGCAGCAGGGCAATGGTTCTCTCCCGCAACCATAACTCATCGGATGCCTCGAGCGAGTCGGGCATTTGACATTCTCCCCCCGGGTAGCGAACGCGTTGCTTAACGCGCATGGAGTCCCCCGTAAACACGGAATGGGGGTGGCCATGCTGACCCATTGGTTCGCTGTCCTTTTGGTTGGCGTTGGCCCCGCCGACTATCCGCCGTGCACCGCTGAATTGCGGGATCGTTGCATTCAGCAGCAGCCGGAACAGTGGCCCACGCTCTATATTCCGTGCCCGCCGAACACCTACTGCCCGCCATACGATATCCCCCGGTATCGGCGGCCATATCCTCCGCCACCCCCGTAAACACGGAATGGGGCCCGCGTGCCTTCAGGGCCGATTGCCCAGTCCATTGTCTGCCTAATCTGCCGCTTCGGGCGGATGATCTGGTTCCAAGGGCATTAGAGAAATCTGCGGCGAAGGCTGCGTCTGAGCCTTGGACTTTCGAACCCGCCTTGGGGTGGCAACGGGCAGCTTGGCACGGGTTTCCATGATGACCCGCTTTTCCTGAAATGCGATATTCTGCTCGGACAATGCGCGCAGCATCGCTGCCCACGGCTCCTTGGTTAGCAGAACGGTATCTGCCAGGACGTGGACGTCCTCTGGCAGCTCGATCAGACACTCAAGGACAAGCTGTCGCATTGCTTTCCCTCCTTCCCCGTAAACACGGAATGGGGTAGGGGTAATGGCCCTATCCTTCAAGATGCTGCCACAAGCGCGGATATCGGTTGATCCATTCCCTCATGGCCCGGAATACCTCGGGTTCCAGCGCCACGACGTGGTCGCCACCGTCGCGCGGCGCTCGCAGGACGATATGCCATCCGTCGAATGAGGCATACAGTCCGTCGCCGAGATATTCTTCTACGCCTGGTCGGGGTAAATCGCCGTCCGCCATCTTTGGCTCCTATTTCTCCCCCGTAAACACGGAAGGGGGTTTCGGTGCACGGTTGCCAACCTTTCCTTTGTAGATTTACTGGAGAGAGGTTTGCGCATCCACAAGGTTGAAGCTAAGCCGGACCTAGGTGGTAGCGAGGTTGGCCATGTTGCCTGCGCCGTGCCGCAGTGTTGGAGTCTCTCCACCGGCTATGCGGTTTCTTCAGTTGCTATGTATCTGCCTTAGACGCTGAAACCTTGGCGGCCATCGGCGGCGGGTGTCGGGTCAGCCAATCGTCAAGCGCCTCGATCCATCGCGCCTCGTCATCCGGAATGGCCAGCGACCCCTTGCGCCATCGCCGCACCGTCCTGTGATCGCGGAAAATCATTTGTGCCAACGTCTCGCTATTCCAGCCCATGCGGGTCAGGAACGCGTGCAATTCGTCTGCTGTCATGTCGCCTCGCTTCCAGAACGCATTTCCTCGATGGTGGAGTAAGTTACCAGCTAGACTGGTAAACATACTCACTTACCTCTGCGTCAGGTTCGGCAAGGATCTCCTCAAGCATCCGTTTGGTGTCCTTTAGATCCTGTCGGTAATCTTCGTCATACTCAGTGCTGCCGAAGAAAAACCCGCGTTGCGTGGGCAGCAGTTCCTTGGCCTTCTTGCGGCATTTAAGCACGGCGTTCACTGCGCCAAGCAGTTCCTTCAGTTTGTCAGTCTCGCAGACATAAGGCTTGCAATCATCTTCGCCATTCTGCACATGCTCAACGAACCATTGATGGATTGTGTTGGCCTTGCGCCAGTATGCAACCTGCTCGATCACGTAACTTACGCGTTCCGGCTTGACGGTAGTCGGTTTGCCATCCTTTAGCACTGTGACCTGGTGCCGTTCTTCCGGCCGCATGTGGTCCCAGTTCTTCACGTAATGGCGCTTTTCCAGATACATGTCTAAGCCCATGACTTCCTCCTATTGAGCCCCTTCGATTGGAGCGTTTTGCGACACCGAGCCTTGGTCTAAAAACCCTTGGACCGGGGTGCGGTCTGTCACTCCGGGCAGTCTCTATGCCAGCACGGCACCAGACCACGAGCGTCCGGCACGGTCATGCCGCAACGTGGGCATGCATGTGGATGGACTTCTTCGTCATAACCGCCGTCATGCCCGCCAACCAACAGTATGTGCCCCGGTGGAAAGCCGATAATATCCAGACCTTCGAAACCGATGGCGATGCAGTCCTCCGTTTCGCGGCTAATTTCACACACAACGGCATACTCGAATTGCAGCGCCGGGTCAGTGCCGTCAGGATCGGCGAACAGACCGCCCTCAAGGTCCACCAGATCGCCGACGCGCAACATGCCGGCGTGCACCATGCGATGCGGCTCGTAGTGTTCTATGGTCATTTGCCCAATCCTCTTCGATATCCCCGTAAACACGGAATGGGGCCCCGTAAACACGGGAGGGGGTAGCCCCCTCCCCCCACCCCCCCCCCTCCGGGTCACGCTGCTAGCGGTAGATCGTCTGAGCCATCGTAATAACCGCGTATTTCCATGTGGTCGTTCATTTCCCGCAGCCCTGCATCGTTGGCTATCTCTCTGGCCTTTGACTGCGCATCCCACTTGCTACAAGTTTGTGCCCAGTCCAACGCCTTTTCGGCCGCAGCACGTTCCCATGGCTCGCGGGCCACCAATGGATCAACGGCATCGTAATCCCAATGTGGGACAGGAATTTTGCGGGATTCAATCCACGCGGGCTTGGTCTCGACGAATTTCGACATACTGCGGAACGAGCGCGGCTTAGTCCAACGTCCCTCCGCCGCATGGGTATATGATACGCTAAAGGACACGATCCTTTTTGGCGCATCCGCATTCCAGGGAAGCGACTCAATGCAAGCTGTAACGTCGTGGCCGTTGACGTGCCAGCGCAGATCGCCTTGATACCGCGCAAATTTGCGGTCAGGGTCGATATCGTCAAACGCTCCACGCTCTTGCATGTAGAGGAATGAAGCCTCCGCGCTATCTGACTCACGCTTGTCTGCTGCGCGATTAGCCGCACGGGATTGGGCGCGTAGGTGTGCCGTCGGGTTCTTTGCCATCAGGGTATCCCCTCGATTGACGTGGCCTCATTGCCACGTCCTGCGACGAAAGCAGGCTACAGCGCCACCGTGGCGGCGCTGGGTGTCTGCTTTAGTCCTCGCATGGAGTGGTTTTCAGGTAGGCAATCAGTTCGTCAATCTCCTGATTGTCCGCATCAGGGTCATCATTCAGGGCAGCGGCCCCGCGGCAATCGCTGTCCAGATGTTCAATGCACAGGCGTCTATGTTCTTCGCTTTGCACCATGCCGCGTTCGTCGAAGCCATATAGGCAAGCGCCAGGGTCATAGCTGTTCATGTAACTTCCCCAGCCAGCGGCCTTCAGCCAGAATTCTTCTGATGTCATTGGTCTATTCCTTCAGTGCCGCGAGCAACTCATCGTCGCTCATCTTGTTGAATTGTTCCTGCTGTTCATCAGTGAGTGGATCAGCAATCTGTATCAGCCGCTTGACTTGTGCCGGTGTCAGCGAGTTGGCGAAGTCGGCGAGCGGATCACGGCGCTTGCGTGCCATTGGATTATTCCTTCTCTATGCTCCGCGCCAGATGGTTTTCAGCGGACCAATTCCACCCTCGGAAACGCCCGTGTTCCAGTAGCCGCGATGCTTGACCAGAAAGCCGCATTTCACAGCGACGTCTAGGTCACGGATATCGTCGCGTGATAGCTGGCCGATGTTTGCGACATAATCAGCCCTTGCCCGCTTAACCCAGATGTTCATTTCCTGGGCAATGTTCTCCGTGGTGTCGGTGTGTGTCATTTGGGCATCCCCACTGTCTGTTCGGTAAACTGAACATAGTGCAATGCTGCAAATTGTGCAAGGGGAATTCGCCGAATATCGGGAAATACTCTTGCGTTTATTCGTGAGCTTCGACAAACGCCCGGAAACCGCGGACTTCGCTCATTGCCATAAGCACAAGCTGTGCAGACCACGGCATGGCGTTTCTTCCCTCGGTTTCCCAATAATAGACGGAGCGGACACCGACGCGGAACAATGCGGCGATATCCTCCCGCGTCAACCCTAAGGCGATCCGCCGTTGCTTGATCTGCGCTGGTGTCATCTGTATGCCCAAGATATCGCCGCGCTCGCTCGCCCGCCGTGGGCCTTGATTATATTCGCGGTCATTCTGCCTTCTCCATAATAGAGATTATCTCAAAGCCCGCATCCAGCGGCGCGATGTTCGACTGAATGACTGCCAACAACGGCGTATCGACGTTCGGGTCATAATCGGGAAGGCTTTCTGCCGTAGCGAGAAGGCGAGCCTTATCAAAGATCCTCACCGCAAAGGTAAGATGGGTCGTTGGCTCGTATGTCATTGGGCTTTCCCCCTAGCTAAGCCCCGCCATTGCCGCCCGCACTGCCGAGAAGCTATAGGGCGCTCCATCCGGGGTTTTGCTAACGCCGCATTCGTGCATGGTTTGAACGAACGCCTTGGCCGCTTCATCCTTGGTCCGCGCTATGCGCAGGCAGTCTAACGCCATGCGATACAAGCCTTCGTCATTGCCAATCCAGAGTGCTACGTTCCAGTAATTGCGGTTCTTATGGCCGTTGTAAGTGGTCATCTGAATTCCTCCCTATTTGTAGACGGCGATGCCGCGGCTGTAGTAGCCATCCACACTCTTGCCCTCTGGCACGTCACCAGCACGCAGCACGTATAGAGCGCATCCTCTAGGGTCACCCTGCACATATGCCGACATGGTGGGATACTGCGCCATGATCCGCGCTAGGCGCTTGCGTGCACCAGCCTCACGGTCGGGAATTGGCCAGCGCCTGTCGACGTAACCGCTCCGTGTGGGATACTGCATACGCATGAAGGGCTTGCTGTCTGGCTCGTCCCCATCCCGCTCAATCGAGTAGGTGGTCTGGCCTTCGCCTGTGCCGCACCCAAGCTCATGCCAGCGGTGCAAGGTCATAGCGATACGCCGCAGTGCCCACGCATCGGCGCTGCTAATGCCGCAACGCTCAAGCTGAACAATACAATTGGGTGTCTTGTGCATCAGGGTATCCCCTCATTTGCCGCCGCTGCATTGCGTGCGGTAGTTAGACCTTGCGAACGTCCACCACATAGAACTGCCCATCAGCATGCAACTCTATGGATGCTGCCCTGAATGCATCGGCCTCACTGCTGGCCTGCACCATCTTGGCAATCCGCTGGCTGCTGGTGAATGACTGAGCGGTGATGCGGTATGTGTTCATGAACTGCATATAGTGCATCACTGCACATCATGCAAGAGATAATCGCGAATTAAATCGCATTATTTTCTGCAATTCGTAAAACGACGGACATCCATACAGAGAGGGCGGATAACCCCTCCCAGGGCATGGCGCCCACCAAGCAGCCCACCCGCACAGCTAACTCCCCACCCCATAGGGGCACCCATGCCGCCAATCAATGAGCAGGCAGCGGCTGACCTACGTCAACTCGAGGCCCTGGCCGATGCCGCCATAGCCGCAGCCCAGAACAAGACGGGCCAAGTCGAGCGCCTGACCAAACAACACTCCGAACTATACGAAGCAATCCGCATCAAGCTGGCTGATCCAGCCTACGCAGCTGCCTATCGCCAAGCCTGGAGCGCTCGATAGCTACGCCAACCACCGGGGCGCACCGCTGCCATCGGGGGCTATGACCCTCCGCAACATTGTTACGTGCCACCGGGGGCCGTCAGCAATAATCGGCAAGGGAGGGGGACATTCGCGGGCGGCTCATTTGTAGGGATTTTTCCTGCTGGCGAATCGATTTTGCGACAACGAATAACTCCCCCCTATAAACTCGGCGGCTAACCCGCCTTTTTGGATGAGAGGAAGTCTATGCCTGCTGGCCGACCGGCACATGAGCCGACTGACAAGGATCGCCGCATCGTTCTTGAGATGACCGGATATGGAATAACGCAGGAGGATATGGCCCGGGCCTTGGGCATATCGGAGCACACCCTGCAGAAGCATTATCGCGAGGAGTTGGACAGGGGCGCGGTGGAGGCGAACACAACGGTCGCTCGCAACCTATTCCAAATTGCCACGAGCAAAGGCAAGGGAGCGGTGGCCGCGGCAACATTCTGGCTGAAGTGCCGGGCTGGTTGGCGGCAGTATGACCGGGTGCCGGATATTGAGGTGACCCCGGTGCGTGGCAAGAAGGAACAGGCAGCCATCGATGCGCAAACCGCTGGCGAGGGCACTGGATGGGAACGCTACCTGCGGGACGAAGATTCCAACCCGGGGGCAAAGCCGAACTAACCCATGACGGACCTATGGTCGACGGCATGTCGAGACTGGCAGGAGCGGTTGACCTCGGGCCAATCTCTAGTTCCTGAGCTACCGCTGTTCGAAGAGCAGGCTGATCTCGGCGAGGGGTGTTTCCGGGATATTCGGATCCCGGATATTGCGGGCACGCCGAGGATCGGCGACGTGGCAGGGGATTGGATATTCCCGATCGTCCGGGCGGTGTTTGGCTCGTTCGACAAGGCTGCCGGGCGGCGGATGATCCGCGAGTTTTTCATTTCGGTGTCAAAGAAAAACGGGAAAACCTTCCTCGGCGCCTCGATCATGCTGACGGCGATGATCCTCAATCGTCGGCCGCAGGCGGAAATGATTTTGGTGGCGCCGACGAAGGATATTGCGGACCGGGCGTTCAAGCAGGTCGAGGGATCGATCTTGCTGGCCGATGTCCTGCGCAAGACGTTCCATATCGCACGGCATGTCCGGACGATCACCGACCGGGTTCGCGGCGCGACGCTGATGGTGAAAGCGGCGGACACCGACGTGATCACCGGGGTGAAGAGCACGGTGACGCTGCTGGACGAGACGCACGTATTTTCCGAGAAGTCGAACGCGGCGGATATATTCGTGGAAATTCGCGGGGCATTGGCGTCGCGGCCCGACGGATTTTTGGTCCAGATTACCACGCAGAGCAAGCGGCCGCCGGCGGGAGTGTTTAAGCAGGAATTGCAGAACGCCCGGGATGTGCGGGACGGCAAGCTGGAATTGCCGCTGTTGCCGGTGCTGTATGAATATCCGCGGGATATTGTGGCCTCGCAGGAGTGGCGGCGGAACGAGAAGCTGTGGCCGCTGGTCAATCCGAACCTCGGCTTGTCGGTGGATATGGGATTTCTGCGCGACGAGCTGATGAAGGCGGAGCGCGAGGGGATCAACGCGCTGACGCTGTTTGCCTCGCAGCACTTTAACATCGAGATCGGTATTGCGCTCGGGAGCGACCGTTGGGCTGGTGCGGAATTCTGGGAGCGGCAGACCGACCCGTCGTTGACGCTGGAGGAATTGCTTGAGCGCTCCGAGGTCGTGGTCTGCGGCATGGATGGCGGCGGGTTGGACGACCTGTTCGGGTTCTGTGTGCTCGGCCGGGATCGTGATGGGCGCGACAAGGCGAGCAAGTCGTGGTTGTGCTGGAGTCATGCCTGGTGTCATTCATCGGTGCTGCAGCGGCGGCAGCAGATTGCGCCGCGGTTGCTGGATTTCGAGAAGCGCGGGGAATTGACGATTTGCGATGATGAGTTGGGCGACCTGGAGGCGATGCAGGCGATCATCGCCGATATTAAGTCGCGCGGATTGCTTGCGCATGTGGCGGTGGACCCGGCGGGAGTGGGCGACATCGTCGATGCGATGGCGGCAGTCGGGGTCACCGAGGAAAACAAGATGCTCTGGCCGTGCAGCCAGGGCTTTCGTTTGATGAATGCGCTGAAAACCAGCGAGCGCAGGTTGGCGAAGCGCACATTGTGGCATTCAGAAAACATGATGATGAATTGGAATGTTTCAAACATAAAAATAGAACCAACTGCCACGGCAATCCGCGCAACGAAGATGCATGCGGGCGATGCCAAGATTGATGCGGCGATGGCGATGTTCAATGCCTGCGATGTTATGAGCACGCTGCCGGAGCCTATGCGGACGCCGACCTACGATATAATATTCGCGGCTCTCGGCGCGCTGTTCATGTTTCTGCCGTTCTTGGGCGCCTAGCAGCCTAAGAGAACGATAAAAACGCCCGGCGGCGTGGCGGCCGCGAACTGATGCTCACGGGCCTGACCGGCGCACGTTCTCGCGTGAAGCGCGCCAACCCGAGCATCAGGATGACTACCGCCCACACGCACGAGGTGCCGGCGACGACGGTCACCCAAGATACCGCCATATTGCAAGCTATTTCCGGGTGCGTCGCCTCGGGCGGTATCAGCGATATCTGGTGCCGATAGACAATGAGGGGAACGGCGAGCAGGCCCGCGACGCCGTAGATGGCGCAGGCTCTGAATAGTCCAGAGAGGCGCCCCTTCATTCGACGTGTTCGTTGCATTGATCGCCGGCTGCTGCGCCGACACACAGGCACTGAACGAGTATCGCGATAGCGGTGCATAGCAAGGCCGCCATAGTCATGGCGGCGCGCAATTTCTTCATCGTGCGCTCCCAAAAGAACCCGCGCCGTAGCGGGTGAATGTGCTCCGGGCGCGGGAAAGCGTAGCGCACCAAGGTTATTTCCCGCCGGTTAAATCCGTCAAGTCGCATAGCTACCGCACCGTTCCATGATAGCCGGTGGAATGGGTGTTCTTGCCATGGAGGCAACGATGCCAATTCCCAAGCCTCGTAAGGGCGACAAGCCAGAGTCGCAGAGCGATTTCATGGGCCGCTGCATGGGCGATTCAACCATGATGGCGGATTTTAAACGGCAGGATCAGCGGGTCGCCGTTTGTATGTCGGCGTGGCGTGACGCGCATCCGGGCGCCGCGCCGCCGCCGAAGAAGGCAATCGATTGCATGCCGTCGGATGGTGAGAGCCACAACGCCTTCATGGATCGGTGCGCGGCACAAGGTTACGACCATGCGGCCTGCATGGCGTCATGGATGGATCACATGGATGGCATGGAAATGAGCATGGACACCGAGGACGACAAATTGAATTGGTTGCCGACGCTGCTGCAGGTCAAGGGGATTAACGAGGGTGAGCGCAGCATCCACGGCATCGCGACCACGCCGTCGGTTGACCATATGGGTGACATCGTCGAAAGCCTCGGCGCGAAATACAGCCTGCCGATACCGCTGCTATGGCAACACAAGCACGACAATCCGGTCGGCGAGGTCACCCATGTCACGGCAACCGACAAGGGCATCGCATTTCAGGCCAAGATTGCCCGTATCGACGAACCCGGCGAATTAAAGAGTCTGACCGACAAGGCGTGGCAGTCGGTCAAGGCGCGGCTGGTCAAGGGCGTGTCGATCGGCTTCACGCCGATCCGCGGCAAGGCCGAATTAATCAAAGACAGCGGCGGCATTCGCTTCAAGGAATGGAACTGGCACGAGCTCTCACTTGTGACCGTCGCGGCGAACCAAGACGCCACGATCCAACTCATTCGCTCGATCGACAACGAGGCTCTGCAAGCCGCCGAAGGCAAGCAGCAGAGCCGGAGTGTCAGCACCCCTGCCGGCGTCACGGCAACACACAACGCCAGGAACCCGGAGGGCAAAATGGCAAAGACTATCTCCGAAGATATTGCAACCTACGCGAATACCCGCGCCGCACTCGCGGCCCAGATGACCAACATGATGAGCAAGGCGTCCGAGGATGGCGTGACGCTCGATAACGACCAGGAGCGGGAATACGACGAACTCGAGGAGAAGATCGCCGGTCTCGATAAGCACCTCGATCGCCTGCGCAAGCAGGAGAAGATGAACATCGAGCAGGCGGTTCCGGTGAACGGATCGGGCACCAGCCTGGTGGTCATGCCGCAGCAGCAGAACGAGCGCCGCCCGCTCGCGCCGGTGTCGGTGAAGGCCCCGCCGTTGGCCAAGGGCACGTCGTTCACCCGCTTCTGCATCGCGCTCGGGCGGGCGAAGGGCAACCTGCAGCAGGCCTCGCAGATCGCCACGCAGGACATCTGGAAGGATACGCCGGAAGTCGCCAACGTCTTGAACTGGGCGTCGATGACGGGCACAACTGAAATCAAGGCACCGGTTGCGGAAGGCAACACATACACGCCTACCTGGGCGGGCGCTTTGGTTCAGTATCAGTATATGGTCTCGGAATTCATCGATTTATTGAGACCGGCAACAATTCTTGGACGAATTCCTGGTTTCCGTCGGGTGCCGTTTAATATTCGTATTCCGCTACAGACCGCCGGCGCCTCGGCGAATTGGGTGGGGGAAGGCTCGGCCAAGCCGCTTTCCGCTCTGGCGTTCGACACCACGACGATGGACTTCTCCAAGGTCGCCGGCATCGTGGTGTTCACCGAAGAGCTGATGCGGTTCTCCAATCCGGCAATTGAAGGCATTGTGCGGCAGGACCTGATCAACACGATTGCGCAGTTCCTCGACCAACAGTTCCTCGACCCCACCAAGGCGGCGGGCACCGGCTCGGGTGGTCCTTCGCCCGCGTCGGTGACCAACGGCGTGACGCCGATTACGCCAAGTGGCACGGATGCGGACGCGGCGCGCACCGACATCGGGCGGCTGTTGAAGCCGATGGCGGCGCTCAGCCTGCCGTTCAGTTCCGGTGTGTTCGTGATGGGCGTGCAGCAGGCGATCAGCCTCGGGTTGATGCGCAATGCACTCAGCCAGACGGAGTTCCCCGGCATCAACGCCCAGGGCGGCACGCTCGAGGGCTTCCCGGTGATCACGTCGGAGAACATCCCGTCCACCGGCGGCTCGCCTGCCGACGGGCAGATGATCGCGTTCTTGCTGCCGGGCGAAATCCTGCTGGCCGACGATGGCAACGTGACGGTCGACGTGTCGCGTGAAGCGTCGGTGCAGATGGAAGGCGCGCCGGATAGCCCGGCGACGGCGTCGACGGTGCTGGTCAGCTTCTGGCAGAGGAACCTCGTCGGTCTGCGTGCCGAGCGGGAAATCAACTGGAAGAAGCGGCGTGCCGGCGTGGTGTCGTATATCGACGGCGCCCGCTACGCTTGACGAACGGTGCGGGCGATCCCGGATCGCCGGGTCGCTCGCACGGCTTTTATGGAGATCCCCCATGCGGTTGATCGTCACGACAGCGAAGGGCATCCGCTACGGTGGGCGCACCTATCTTAAGGGCGAGGAAATGGAAATGCCCGACACCAAGCCGGATCGCGAATGGGCCGTCGCGTTCCTGGCCAAGAAATGGGCGAAGAAACATGAGCCGGTGGTGCTCGGCACCGCGCCACGGCAGCAGCGTGTGGTCGAGGAGCGCGTGGTGCTAACCGAAGGACCACCGCCAGCAGGGGAACCCATGGGAACTTGGGGACAGTCGCCGTGGAAGGCAGAAGAGGCGGCTCAGCAGCCGGCGCAGCAGACGGAAGAACCGTCAGCAGAGTCCGAACAGACACCCGAGGAAACGCCAGCCGACGATCCGCATCTCGCGCATCGGCGTCGTCGCTCGCTTCGCCGCGACATTACTCCCGAGCAGTAGTGGTTATGCCCAGCCGTTTGGCGACGAGTAGGTTCTGCACGGCCAATTCGGTCCGGCGCGGTATCAAGACATAGCCGCCGGTCCATCGCCGTAGCGTCGCGATATTGACACCCAAGGCGTCGGCGAGCGGTTGGCGCCAACCCTGGCCATACAGTCGCTCGCCTGCCTGGATGAGCTCAGAAGGCGTCACGCCTGAAGTTACCGTCCATTAAATCATTGGCGGCGGCCCGAGTCGCGCGGTTTGCGCGCTCTGTCAAGCGGAGAATTGCCCAGTGCGCCTGCTCGGCTTCGATATCTCCTGGGGCGTGAAGGCGCAGCCGACCGGGCTGGTGCCCGCCAACAGCTGGAATTCCTGGTTCTGGCCAACGGTGCGTGAGCCATTTACCGGTGCGTGGCAGCAGAACCAAGAGTTGTCGCAAGAGACTGCGATCCGCCATCACGCGGTTTACTCGTGTGTCTCATTGATCGGTCAGGACGTGGCGAAAATCGCCCTGAAGTTGGTTGAGCAGAACCCGACCACGCGCATCTGGGAAGAGGTCACGTCGTCGGCGTTTTCGCCGGTCATTCGCAAGCCAAACCGCTACCAAACACGGATCCAGTTCTTCGAGCAGTGGGTCTACAGCCTGCTGACGTGGGGCAACACCTACGTCCTGCTCGAACGCGACAACCGGCAGGTTGTGGTCAGTATGTATGTGCTCGACCCGTCGCGCACCAAGGCATTATTGGCTCCCGACGGCGCGGTTTATTATCAGCTTTACGCCGACAGCCTCTCGGGCGTGACCGAAGACAGCCTCGTGGTTCCGGCGAGTGAAATCATTCACGACCGCATCAGCGCAATCTTTCATCCGCTGTGCGGCATGTCGCCGCTGACCGCCGTCGGTCTCTCGGCGATGCAGGGCCTTGAGGGCCAGAAGACCGCCATCGAGGGGTTCCGCAATCAGGCGGTGCCATCGGGTATCCTGACCGCGCCCGGTGAGATACCGCAGGACACCGCCGAGCGGATTAAAGCCAAGTGGCAAGCCAACTATGGCGGCTCGAATATCGGCCGCGTTGCCGTGTTGGGCAACGGGATGAAATTCGAGGCGATGGCAGTAAACTCGGTCGACTCGCAGTTCATCGAACAGATGAAATGGAGCAGCGAGACGATCTGCGGTGCCTATCACGTCCCCGCCTATAAGATCACGCAAACCGCTCCCACGTATAATAACGTCGAGAGCCTCGAACAGAGCTACTACACGAATTGCCTGCAATCGCGGTTTGAGAACATCGAGGCGCTGCTGGACGAAGGCCTCGGTCTGGTCAACGTGCCGGGACATACATACGGCGTCGAGTTCGACGTCGACGAAGGCATGATGCGGATGGACAAGAAGTCCAAGATCGAGTTCATCGGTCTGGGCGTCCAGCGCGGCATATTCTCACCCAATGAAGCGCGCGCGAAGTTCGATATGCCGCCGATCCAGGGTGGCGATAAACCGTTCCTGCAACAGCAGAACTTCCCAATCGATGTGCTGGCAGAACGCCCGGCGACGGCGGCCGGTGGCGTGCCGTCGTCCGGCAGCACGACCCCACCGCCCGCAAATCCTGCGGCGAGCACTACACCGGCGACGCCCGCGGCCGCCCGCGAACTGGCCGACGACGAGCGCGACGCCTTCGCCGTGCTGGAACTGACCAAGGCGCTCTACAGCGAAATCGTCGCTGCTTAGCAACCATCGGCGCGGACACCAGCCACCCGCGATGACATAAAAGGGGGGCCGCAGCCTCATGGACCGTGCCACCGTTGCGGGGTTGATGCAGGCGATCGCGCCAGTCGTGCGCCAATATATCGGCGAGCGAATGGCCGGTATGGAGGCGCGCCTTTTGGCGCTCGAGACGCGCGAGATGATTGCGGGGCCGTCTGGCAAGGACGGCCGCGACGGGATCAATGGCAAGGACGGTCTCAGTTTTTTATCGGCGGTGCAGGATGAGGCCGGATATCTGTGCCTGACCCGTTCCGACGGTGAGCTGGTCCGCGTCGGATTGGTCCGCGGCGAAAAGGGCGCCGATGGCCGCGATGGAAGGGACGGCGTCGACGGCGCCATGGGCCCGCAGGGGCCGCCTGGCGAGGCGACCAAGGGCGATCCTGGACGGAATGGTATAGACGGTGCTCCAGGAGCGCCCGGCCGGGACGGCATAGACGGTCGCTCGGTGGTTGATTCCGAGATTACCCAAGAGGGTCGTCTCAAGTTGGCATACTCCGATGGCACGGAGGACACGCTGCCAAGGGTTGTCGGCGAAAAGGGAGAGGCGGGCGCCGATGGCCCGCCGGGACCTCCCGGAGAGACGGTTGTCGGGCCGCAAGGCGATATGGGGCCTCCAGGACCAGGGGCGAGA